TGTGGAGAAAAGACTTGACAAAGAGTTGATGTCTTGTTATAATATAAGTATGGAAGTGAGAAGAGATGACTTTTCTCATATTATGTGAACCCTCTCTTGAGAGATTTTGTTATGAGTTTTACTAAAAGACAAGAAAAAGCGATTGATAGTCTTCGCTCGTATCTCGGCGGTAAAAATACTTTTTCCCGCAATGATATTATAAATTTCGTAGAAGATGACGACTTCAAAATAAAAAATGTTATGAAGCCTTGGTTTCTGATTGACCGTATTCCTCGCTCAGAAAGAGGCGTTGATAAAACGTATGATTTCCCCTATGGTGATTCTATAGTATCTACTACTCCTGTAGCAGAAACAATAATTGCTTATGCTAAACCAGTAGAAAAAGAAACACCTAAAATGGTTTCAAACGTTATAGAGTTTCCAGCAAATACTGAATCTTATGTTCCTTCTAAAGTTGATGGATATGTAAAGTTTGGTCATTATGCTGATGTGAAAATCATTAAAAAAGCTGGGAGTTTTTATCCTGTCTTTATTACTGGTTTGTCTGGAAACGGCAAAACCATGATGATTGAACAAGTTCACTCTGAATTGAAGAAAGAACTTTTCCGAGTAAACATCACCATTGAAACTGATGAAGATGATTTGATTGGTCACTACGCTCTAATCGATGGTAGAACGGTTTGGCAAGACGGGCCAGTCGTAATGGCTATGGAACGTGGTGCTACACTTCTGTTGGATGAAGTCGATTTGGCATCAAACAAAATTATGTGTCTTCAACCTGTTCTGGAAGGAAATCCACTTCTTATCAAAAAAGAAGGTAGAATTATCCGTCCGAAATCTGGTTTCACAGTTATGGCGACTGCCAATACTAAGGGTAAGGGTTCAGAAGATGGGCGATTTATCGGAACCAACATTCTCAACGAAGCATTTCTTGAGAGATTTCCTATTACTCTGGAACAAGAGTATCCTACCATATCAGTTGAGAAAAACATCATCAAAAAACTGATGTCAAATCTTGGTTGTCTCGATGAAGAGTATGCTGTCAAACTGGTTGATTGGGCGGATTTGATTCGTAAAACTTTCTATGACGGTGGAGTTGATGAAATTATCTCTACTCGTAGATTGGTTCATATTGTAAATGCTTTCTCAATTTTTAAAGATAGAATGAAAGCAATCTCAATGTGTGTTGCTCGTTTCGATGACCAAACCAAAGACACTTTCATGGATTTGTATTCAAAGTTGGATGAAACTGTTACTCTGGAAGAAACCGAAGAAGTTAAACCAGTAATCGAAGAAGTTGAAGATTACTCATAATATATAACATAGGGTGTTGTTCAGGTGATCAGCATCCTATTATCATATCTAGTGAATTATAATGGAGAATTATGGAAGTTAAATTGCCCGTCGAGGAATTGCGAGAAAATAAAATAATGGTTTGTACGCCGATGTATGGTGGAATGTGTTCTGGAATGTATTCTAAAGCATGTGCTGATCTTGCTACTGTAGCAACAAAGTATGGAATGGATTTAAAGTTCTTCTATCTATTCAACGAATCTCTTATTCCAAGAGCAAGGAACTATCTAGTCGATGAGTTTATGAGAAGTCATTATACTCATTTGATGTTTATCGATGCTGATATACACTTTGACCCGAATGACGTATTGACACTAGCTGCTCTTGATAAAGATATCATCGGCGGACCTTATCCTAAAAAATGTATCGCTTGGGAAAAAGTTCGGAACGCTGTCGATTCTGGATTAGCAGATGAAGACCCGAATGTGTTGGAAAAATATACAGGAGATTATGTTTTCAATCCAGTAGAAAATACACACAAGATACAAATATCTGAACCTGTTGATACGTTAGAAATTGGAACAGGGTTTATGATGATTAAGAAACAAGTATTCTTGGATTTCAAAGAAGCGTTCCCACAATTTAGTTACAAACCAGATCACAATCGCTCTGAACATTTCAAGGGTGATAGAAATATTCATGCTTACTTTGATACTGTAATTGATTCGGAAGCATATCTTGGTAGTGTGTCTGGTGGCAGTGACCGATATCTTTCAGAAGATTATTTCTTTTGTCAATTTGCTAGAAAAATGGGATATCAAATATTTCTTTGTCCGTGGATGGAGCTAGGTCATATGGGTTCATACGTCTTTACTGGTTCAATGTCAAGTCTCGCAAATCTAGAATTTGCATCACATGGAGCAGACACCGCAAAAGTGAGTAATCATGAAAAACGAAGAAAAAAAACAAATTCAAAGAAGAAACGAAAATGAAGTTGATTACGTTTTCGATGAGGGTAAGTATTTAAGTGAAATTTGGGATGCAATAGATAAGACCTACATTTCACATTACGCTCAAAACAAAATACAATCAACAGAATTTATTGCTGACGCAGGACACGGAGAAGGGTTCTGTATTGGTAACATCATTAAATACGCTCAACGTTATGGTAAGAAGGGCGGATTTAATAGAAACGACTTGACAAAAGTCGCTCATTATGTTATTATTATGTTATACTTACATGATAATCATTACAACCGTGAATCTCAAGGAGAACACAATGAAGTTAAGTGAAAGCACAGTATCGTTCTTGAAGAACTATGCTAACATCAATCAAAGTTTAGAATTTCGTGAGGGTAGCACTCTCAGAACTGTATCCCCTCTAAACACAATTCTAGCCTCTGTTGAAATCGGGGAAGATTTTCCTAAGACGTTTCCAATTTACGAATTGAATCGTTTTCTTGGAACTCTTTCTTTATTCAAAGACCCCGAACTAGTTTTTTCGGAAAGTAGTGTATCCATAAAAGATGGTAGTCATGAATCGACATATCATTATTGTGGTAGTAGTTCAATGTTTCAGACTCCACCTGAGAAAGAAATTGATTTTCCAGATGCGGAAGTTTCTTTTGAGTTGTCAGAAGATATTTTCAAGAAGACTATCAATGCTGCTAACACTCTTGGTCTGCCAGAAGTTGTTGTTCAAGGCGATGGAAAAGAAATTCGTATTCTTGTATCTGATACTGGAAATGTAACATCAGATTCTTTTTCAACTGTTGTTGGTTCTACTGATAAGACTTTTCGTATGATATTCAAATTGGAAAATCTCAGTAAAATAATGGAAGGCACTTATGATGTTCGCCTTTCTTCCAAACGAATATCTCACTTTAAACGTCAATCCGATACTCTAAACTACTGGATTGCTCTTGAAGCGAACTCATCTTATGATGAGTAATTTGATTATAACTTATATTATGAAAGTGAAATATTATGGCAAAAGATTCATTATTGTGGGTGGAAAAATATAGGCCTCCCACAATCTCAGAATGTGTTTTATCAGATAGTATCAAAGGAACACTATCCGATTTGACAAAAGAAGGTAAAGTTCCTAATCTGTTGCTCTCTGGTTCAGCAGGAGTTGGTAAAACAACTGTTGCTAGAGCACTGTGTGAACAAACCAATTCCGATTACATAATCATCAATGGTTCGGATGAGGGTAGAATGATTGATACTCTCAGAAATAAGATGACACAATTTTGTTCTACCACATCTTTATCTGGTAGTTCAAGAAAAGTTGTTATAGTCGATGAAGCAGACTACTCAAATCCCGATTCTGTTCAACCAGCAATGAGAGGATTTATTGAAAAGTTTGCTGATAATTGTTCCTTCATCTTCACTTGTAATTACAAAAATCGTATTATTGAACCGATACATTCCCGATGTGCGGTTGTTGATTTTGTTCTTGGTAAGGATGAAAAACCAGAGATAGCATCTAAGTTTATGGAAAGATGCGAACATATTCTCAACTCTGAGAATGTGATTCACGATAAGAGAGTTGTAGCAGAACTTATCAACAAACATTTTCCTGACTTTCGTAGAGTAATCAACGAACTTCAAAGATATTCAACTTCTGGTAATATCGATTCTGGTATTCTAGCAAACATTGGTGAATTGAACCTGACTCAATTGGTCTCTTCTTTGAGAGAAAAGAACTTTCAGAATATGAGAAAGTGGGTCGCTACTAATGTTGACAATGACCCTGCTACTGTCTATCGTAAAATCTACGACAAACTATATGAAGTATTGGAAAAATCTTCTATCCCACAAGCGGTATTGATTATCGCGGATTATCAGTATAAATCTGCATTTGTTGCAGACCAAGAGATTAACTTGGTTGCATGCTTGATTGAACTGATGTCAGAATGTGAGTTCGTATGAGCCCGTTTGACTTCATAAAACAAATCAATCACGGTAAGAAGAACTTGATTGATGAAACACCAATACTTGAAAAGGAGTATAATACCTTTATCATAAATCGTGGTTTGAGTTTCAATCACGATACTGCTCTGTTCGCCAATGAAATGAACTTTCACAACCACCTAGATTCAAAACTTCAATTCGACTTTTTACTAAATATAATTAGACCCAAAAAGAGATGGGGTAAATGGATTAAACGTGAAAATAATGATGTTCTTGAATTGATCAAGAAATATTACAATTGTAGTTACGAAAAAGCAAGAGACTATTCTACATTGCTTGATGACTCACAATTAGACATTATTCGACAAAATATTGAATTAGGTGGTTTGAAAGGAACAAAATGAGTGAAACTATCATCCAATCGATGATTGAAGTTACATTAAAAGAACCCGATGATTTTCTCAAAGTAAGAGAAACCCTCACAAGAATCGGAATTGCATCACGCAAAGAAAAAACATTATTTCAATCGTGTCATATTCTCCACAAACAAGGAAAATATTACATAGTACATTTCAAAGAATTATTTTCATTAGACGGAAAAACATCTAACTTTTCAGAGAATGATGAAGCACGGAGAAATACCGTTGCTAATTTACTTTCTGAATGGGAATTGATATCTTTGGTAGAACCAGAAAAATCAGCAGAACCTACAGTTCCATTGAGTCAACTCAAGATTCTTTCTTTTAAAGAGAAGGATGAATGGGAATTGACACCGAAATATAATATAGGAAACAAAAAGGAAGCTGACAATGAGAATGACAAGTGATTTATATTTTTACAAAACAAATCCAGCAGTAAACAAACCTATTCGTGCTACAGAAGGTTCTGCTTGTTTTGACTTATGTTCATTTTTACCAGAGAATTCAGAAGTAAACATATATATGAAT